TCCATACCTCCAACCATAAACAGGAAGGGGCCATCTACCCGTCTTGGCACGGATAAATAGCCCCTCTTCCTTAACCTTTACTGGCTATAAAATTGTACTTTACATACTTCCAGAGTAAACCGTTAGTTCACCTTCTGTGGACTTGAAACCGAATGTCTGCGTTGCGTTCTCGCCAACATTGGTTGTATGTCCTTCTGATGTAACTGTAATCTCTGGAATGTAAACTGTCTTTAGTGTCGTAACACTATCATCATCACCACAACTTGCTGTAGCTGGGTCCTGCACCTCAATCTTTAGGCTGAGGCCACTCGCCGTAAGCTCACAAGTCCTAAACTCTGTAACTCCCGAAGGATTCAACTCGCCCGTAGTCAGTAGGGCAATAAGCTCATGGTCCGTGTCCAGTACCTCAATGTCGCCAGTAATCTCTGGCGTCTGGACAATCGTACCAACTACCGTGCGAGTACCCATTTCCTTAACAACTGTGTTAGGGAATGTACCTCGGATAGTCACGCTCTGAACTCTCGGAACTGAATTAGTTGAAATTGTAACCGGCACGTCCTTACCATAGACAGCAGCGGGCATCGTGTCATCATCAACGTCCGACCAGTTAGTTCCAGCCGGGTTAGCGTGATATACTGCAACCAACATGCTACTAACTGTATCGGCGAAGGATAAATCTGTACCGCTAATACTGTATTCACCAGTGGACGGGTTAGAATCAACCTCTTCTAAGTATTCACCATCCAGAATAACACTGAGAGCATAATTGCCGCTCTTTAACTCCAAAGGAGTCTCTGTCAGTGAGACTGGACTAGCTGCTGCCGCCGTGTCATCAAACGTATCAACAACAACATCATACTTAAACCAAGTCTTTTCATTACCGGATACGGTGTATTCCTCTGTGGATTCTGCGTCAACTGAATAAGAAAATGTAAAGTCAGTAACCTGCGCCTTTCTCACATGAATTGACTTAACGTAGTCAGATACATCGGCGTCTTTAACCACACCGATGAGATCGACCTCTCCTAGCTCAGTTACAGAGACTCCACCAGCCGGGTAGCTTGTAGGATCAGTACCAGTTAATGCAGCGTAAATCTTAACGCCGACATCCATAGCCTGAAAGGTGGCCGTAACCTCTGGCACGTCCTCTACACTACCAGCCTTGTTAGGATTGCCTAGCTCATTTACATCCGTTGACGGAATAGTAACAGGGAAATCCAACCTCTGAATCCTTGCAGCTAGGTAATCTTCGTGAGGCCCGACGATCCTCAATGCCATTTTCTGGTAAGGAATCGCTATTCGTCTTGCCATTTAGACCTCCTACAAACTTTGATATTTAGTGGAGAAAACTATCGAAGCTCTCCAATATAACTTATCTACTAAATCTTCAAAGACATGAACTGCCTTTGATGTGCGATCACTTACAAGAAGTGTACCTAGCTGAGAGGGAGAAACACTAGGTGGAAAACCTTCGTCGTAATCATAAACTTTAATATGGTCTTCCAGTTCTTCATACAATGAGTACCTTAATTGATTGCGTTGTGCTTTATTGTTTGCGAATACGTCAATGCGCCACCACCTAATATCTTGCTCACAGCCGCCTAATTCAAATCGCTCTCCACGAATATCTAAATCTGTAATAGATACTGTAGGAAGGGTAAGCTCTGTTGAACCAGGAAAACCATCTTCTACATTGACGCTATCAGGTACGTTATCTTCTAACCAATAATAAATTGAAACTTCTTCCTTTCTTTTTTGGTGCATTTATTCTCCCCCGAACCTAAATCCAGTAAACCTGCCCTCTATCAATATCTTCTCATTAGGTTTAATTTTCTTATCAAACTTACCATCAATAACCAATTGGTATCCCCAAGATTGCCTCTGTATGGAAATATTATGTCCATAAGCCCTACCAACGTAAGTTCTAGTTCCTTGCTGTCTAACAACTTCTTCAACTACATATTCAATATCACTAACCAGCCTGGATGTAGCGGCCTCCGTACATTCTACAACCGCCCTTCTCACTCTAGCTCTAGCCTTTTCTACAAAGTTAGTGCCTTCAAATGTAGGATAGGCTGGTGCACCACCAGCATTTCCATCATTAAGTAATATCCAATACGGTGCTTTCTGGCCCCAGGTCCTAAGTCGAATTGACATAATTTCATCATAGCTCGGTAAATCTTCAAACTTTTTAAATTTATATTTTCCTTCTCTACCTGGTTTATAAATGCCGCTCTTCCAAACAACTAATCTTTGCGCTTGTGTAGCTTCTGCCGTGTTTGGCCCCCAAGCTGCTCTCTGACCTTCTTCTAAATCTCTCCACGTACCAGCAATAGATTCATTTACTACTCTAAAGTCAGTTAAGTTATCTGAAATCCAATAGTGTCTATCATCTTCAAAATTTCTAATCAATCGTTGACGTAAAGGCTCATATTTAAATTCATCTACCGTAGAAAGTGCTTTCTTGACCTCATCGAGCATAATTTCTTTCATTTTGCTTTGAACACATTGTCTAATGTTCAGGCGAATATGCTTTTCCATCATGTGGGTACTAGGAATTTGTTTTGCTAATAATGCCCACTCTTCTAATCTACCGATAAGGTCTTCAAACATTTTACCTAAAGGTCAAACCTTCAATATTATCACCCAGAAGTAATTGGTTAATCATTCTAGTGTAATCGTTAAAATAATCCAAAACATACTTTCTAACAGCCTCAAATTCCTCTGAATCTGAGTCCATTACTTCCTCAATATCGCTAAGGAGTAATGCTAAATATCTGTTCTGTCTTTTCTTTAAAACTTTCAGTGCTTTAAGCATCTCCAAACCATCTATCTTCATCCTAACCTTTATCCTCCAGTAGCGTTACCGCTATCCTATTTATACTAGGGACACCCTTCGGTGTATAGTTTTTCATGTATAGTTCTTTGCCATCCACTACAAAATATTTAGAATCTTGTACGTAACCTAAATTTTCCGTTGAATAAGTGATTGTAACTTTACAATCTCCTTCGTGAATAATCCCGCCCTCTGTATAAAGAGGTTGCTCAGAATTGTACCATCTTACGTGTGCATCAACTGTCACACCTGATGTAGTGACTGTCCAATAATTACCGTCGCAACCAGAACAAAACGGGTCAGTTGATAGACCAGTAGTCGGGTCTAACTCACATAGACCACAAGGCACGCCTGACATAGTTATGTATATTTCTATTTCTCGCCCGATAGCATCACGAATATTGTCTATAATTTCTTTTGTATTGGACGGCCAAGTAATTGTCATCTTATTCTTCCGGTACTAAGACTTCGCCAAATCTCAAATCAGATTCTAAAACTTCCATAAACAACTCATGCCACTGTTGGGTAATATTTTCCCAATCAAACTTAGGTTGGGTAATGAACTTATATATTTTATCAGCGTATTCCTGTCTAGCATTTGGGTTCTGGTACATATATTCTAGAGATTCAGCAATCGCCATCGGCGAAACAACAGCACCCTCAGTAAGAATACCAGGATTAGTATAATAGTGACTAATCGGTAGCTTATAGACAACATCATCCGGGTAAATATCATCGCCAGAAGAATAACCAGTGATAATCTGCGCCTTTCTACAAGCGCCGTGCTCAAAACTTCCGAGACCCCAACCTTCTCCCATGCTGTTATTTAAACCTACATCACATGCATTATAAATCCAATTTAGTCTTTCATCACTAACAAATGATACTGGACTTAATTTTAAAGAGGTTAGAACCAATCTATCTAAGATACCATATCTATTACATAGGTCTAATATATTCCATCCTGCATCTTCAATTCCCATATGGCAATATAACTTAACATTCTTGGGTTTACCCTCCGCAAAGATAGAAAACCCTTTAATTGTTAAATCAATACGTTTTCTTGGTTGGTTCCGATTTGAGTTTAATACAATGAACTGGTCAGGTTCTAGGTCATCCATCAAAGACCTAGCTTCTAACATATCCATTGGATGAAATGTCTCTGTATCAACTCCGTGCGGGATTACTCTAACATCTGCATCTGGGTAGTAATCTGTTACTGCTGACTTACCATACTCAGTATAAGCTACCGGCATTGTGTGGGTAACAATCTTTTCCATCCATTCAGGTTTATGTGGTTTAGCATCTACTGGAAAATAAACCACTACCTTAGCGTCTGGAAAGTTAGATAGCTTCTTAATATATTCAGTAAGCCCCCAGGGATCATTCAGCATAAATACCAAATCAGGTTCGATTCGGTTCATCATAGCTTCCATCCGACCTAAACCATAAGGGTCGCCACCTAGATATGCTGGATACAAATTGTAAGGTACATCGTATGGGTCGCCCTGATAATTAACTCCAATGTGGTGAATCTCGTATTCGTCTTGTGGTAGATTTTTAAGGATAGTCTCCATCACCCTTGCAAACCCTGTAGCACAACCGCCATCCCCAACTGCTAATAGTTTAATCATTGTCTTTTCCTTTGTTCATAATAACCTTTTCCCAATATAGTGATTGGTCACATTCAGTGTCCTTAAACATTTTAAGGGTGAACCAATTTATCCAATCTCCTATAATTCCCTTTCTTCTCCAAGTATCTCGCCTTACTTCGCTTCCTTGTTTTCTACCTGTTCTAACTTTAAAGCTGTGTGCGTTGCAAACTGTAGTAATTCTACTTAATGGTGTATTTTCCCCCAAGAATTTATCAATTGCCGCGACTTCTCTTACAATATTATCAAGCATCCACTCATAAGTCGTCCAAATGTAAGGTAGATTAGTCTTTGTATGATTTCTCGTACTGTAACCATTACTCATTTGTTCAAACTGTCTCAAATTAGCTTTCTTGGTATAGTCTGAATATACAAAGTTCTTAACTGCCTCAAAATCAGATTTAAATTCTTCTTTTAGCCGTGGATGATATTTCGTATGAAATGCTTTCGATACAATTCTATCTCTCGGGTTTCTTACTACAGTAATAACTTTATAATCAAGTGGCTTTAAATATTGAAATACCTCTGTTGTAGTTGCATGGTGGGTTTTAGCAATTCTATTATTATCCAAGAAACTTCTAAGTCTGTGTTCCCCTGAAAGTAATCTGCCCCTATCAACTTCTGGAGAAACCCCCATACTATACAGCTCTGCTAACAGATAATGCAACCACCTCGAACCACACCTCATCTCACTGTTAATTAAGATTTTCATTCCAAACCTAGTTCCTTTATTCCTTTAGTATTTAACCTTTTATTTTTAGCAAATAAGTTATTTATCTTAGACGCTTTTGTATGTCTAATCTTACAATTACAAGGTACAGCTAATATTCTAATTCCCCTGTTTTTTAAATGAGTAGAAACTACTAGGTCGTCATTTCTCTCCCATTGTTCCCACTCATTAAATATCTCTTTGCTAAAAAACCTGTCCTTATATAATGCCCCAAATGTACCAGTAACTAAATCTACTTCTGTTACCTTCTTCGGTCTACCAACTAACTTTGACTTTGAATAATTCGGCCCATTTAAAATCCTCCCACGATAACAAATTACCGAATCTGGATATTCATTTGAATACTTAATTAGCCCATTAGCCCAACCTTTTCCATAGATTCTATCGTCATCAGCAGTAATTACCTCTTTAAACCCTGCTTTTAGTGCGGGGAGTAATTTTGTAATCGGCCCCAAATCTTCTACTATATGAACCTCAATTCCTTCACTGTAGAGAAATCCAGGTATTACTCTAAACTTTTTACCCGTGCGCCTTACTACATCCGGCAACCATATGTGAATAGGCAACCCTTGTTGTAGTAAGCTATCAATACAAGGCTTAATATACTCTACTCTACTTGGAATAGTAGTTAATGAGATAATCACCGCACTTTAAACCTGTCTAGATTAGCGTCTGACTTATAAATATAATTTTTAGGTTGGTCGGCCATATTATTCTTATTCCAAAGAAAGTCGGTGTAGGCTATATCACCTTTCTTTCCAATGTAATGTCCTCTTGTTTTACAGGGCCATAACTTTCCATTTCCATATTTTCTAGTAAGGTTAGTAAGAGCAACATCGTGAGTTAACCAAGTGCTTAAAACCTTAGCTCGCTCTCTCCTACCGGCTCTGTAATCTACTGTCTGTGCCCTTGCATACCATTCTTTCCAGCCATCTTTTATTTTATGGTATAGCCTTCTGGTCATAGCACTTCCCCATACTCTGGCTATATTACACTCTTCTAGTGTATCTAGTGGCCCATTGTTAAAGTGCTTGTTCATTAAAATCATATGCTCTGGAAACTGAAAGCAAGCGATATATAACAATTTTAAATAGTGTGGGCTTACTAACAAGTCATCTTCAAAGAAATAAATCAAATCATAGTCATCGTAAAGCTGGAAAGATTTATTCTTTTGCCCATCAATACAGATATTATACTCACTCTTAAAAATCTTTTTAATGGGTAATTTGCTGTTTTCTAATATCTTGACACACTTATCAATCTCTTTTTGTTTGGCGTATTGAACACCGGTGATTTTATTTACCGGCCCATCTACAAAAGCATACCAATCTACATCTCTATTTTTATTTGCTTTTTCTAAAGATTTAACTGTACGCTTAAGATATTTATGACGCCTAAATGTAAAAATGGTTCCTGCGATATTATTGTATTTAGCCATGTTTAATTAATGCAAAGGGGTGAAATTTTTCTACCTTAAATCCTTGTTCCCTTAAATACGGAATTAAGATGTTTCCCTTTTTACCCTTCTTGTCAAAAACATCGTCTATCAAAACCACACCGCCCGGTTTTAAGTATTTAATTCCCTCTTTGTAAAGGTTCATGCATTGTTCGGGGTCGTTGTTAGCATCTAAGAATAGCAAGTCAACTTCAAATTTTCCGAACTGTTTTACATTAGTTGCAAACTTAACCTTCTTCCTACATTCTCTTGGAATTACCTTCTGACATGCTTTTATAGTCTTCTTATTTGTGTCCACTGAGTAAACAGTTGTTACACTATCACTACAGCTAAACTCTAAAGTTGACCACCCATCTGTACGTCTAGCTTTTGTATCCGGGTTTCTCAACCTTCCATACTCTAAGACCTTTATCTTCTGCCCTTTAAAGTATTTCCTTAATACATCTCCAAAAACTCTAAACTTACCTAGTTTATTATAATTCATCCTATCTCCATCCACGGCACCTTAT